AATGCAAAGACTGGGCGGCGCGAGGGCGGGGCAATTGGGCTTACAAGCGGGCAGGCCAAATGGGCCGATGATGCGCGTGTGCAGCTTGAGGGCGGGGACTGGAACGGATACATGCGGCGCGAGTTGCGCAATCGCAGCTTTGATAAGCTTGTCGCCATTGCTGAGCGTGATAAGCGTGAATTGACCGACGGCGAAATTGACCGAGTTATAGGCGCGTATCGCCGCAACATATTGCGGTATCGTGGTGAAACAATTGCGCGCACAGAAACTCTGACAGCTATTCGGGCCGCGCGGCATGAAGCATACGTGCAGGCCGTCGAAAGCGGGCAGTTGCGCAATGATCAGATTGTCAGAACGTGGGTGGCGACTGGCGACGCTAGAACCCGTGACAGCCATGTATTTATGCACGGAGAAACGTTGCGCGGCGTCTATTCTGTCTGGAACGTGCGGGGAAACTTTATGCATTATCCTGCCGATGTTTCTCTTGGCGCGGCTGCGGATCAAACAATAAACTGTCGCTGCTTTGAGCAATTCAAGGTTCTGAAATAATGGCGCTATCATATGCCGCACAGGTCAAGGCGTGGAACAAAAGAACGCGCGCAACAACTGTTAAAGTGATGAAGCGCGCCGTCGCTGATCTTGGCGAGGACGCGCAAACGCCCGTATCCGAAGGCGGGTATATGCCCGTCTTAACATCAGAGTTGCGCGATAGCTTGGGCGGCAGCCTGAACGGGGCGGCTATCGCCACAGGGCCGCTATCATATGGCCCTACAGCGGGGGCAATGAAGCTGGGCGATGTTGCGCATTTGGGCTGGAGTGCGGAATATGCAAGTTCACGCCATTATCGCGGCGAGGACTATGGGCAGGGCGGCGGTCTATGGCGGGATCGTTCGGCAAGAAAATGGCAGTCGATTGTTGCCGCAGCTGTGGAGATGTTTAGAAAATGAAGGAATACGACATTGAGAACACAATCAAGGCGCGCATATTTAACGCGGGCTTGGACTGGGTTATTGTATGGCCAAACCAAAACGCTGCGTCACCCGCCGCATTGCAGCGCCTTGAGGTTAGTATCGATCGCAACGGTCGCACGAATCCAGGCTTATCCGCTGGCGCTGTTTTATCGGATGGCTTTGTAAGGATTTTGGTTATTGTTCCCGTTGGCGGCAGCACGGGTGACGCGAACAAAAAGGCTGATCAGGTTGCCGCATTGTTCCCAAAGGCTGCAACATTGCCTTTTTTCGGCGGGCGTGTTATATTCAGTGACGCCGCTGATGTTCGCGCGGGTTTTCGAGACGGCGCAATGTGGGTTGTCCCCGTCATTGCAAAATACACTGCAATCCCCGCTTGACGGGGCCATAACATAGGGGGCCAACATGGCTGTTCAATCTTCTGCGGGTGCGTTATTGGCGATTTGCCTATCTGCCCCCGCAACATACGACGCGGCGGGTTACGGCGCGAAAACATATATTAATGTTGGTGAAGTCACTGAAATTGGTGAGTTTGGGGGGGAAGCTTCCGGCATTGACCACAGCCCTCTTGCCTCTGATTTCGTCATGAAATTCAAAGGTTCTCGCAACAACGGCCAGTTAACGCCCACCATGGCGTATAACCCGACCGACGCGGGCCAGATCGCAATGAAAGCATCGGCAGCGGCGCGGGCGGGGGCAATCTATCGGGTCACGTTCTCCGACGGTAAAATCACATATTTCATGGGGCTTACAATGTCGTTTAAGCCGAACGTCGGGTCTACGGACGACTTGGTTACGGCAACGGCAACTATTGAAATTGACGGCTACCCAATCGTGGAGGTTTAATAATGGCTGTCGTAACCAGTGTTTCAGCATCCCCTGCTAAAGCAATTTCTGTGAGCGAGGTGACTCTGGCATCAACCAACACCGTGAGTTACACTATCGGCACGGGCGGCATTCTGATGCTGCGCAATCCAACAGTGTCGCCGATTGTTGCGGTTATTGACGGGGATGGCGGCGCGGTTGTGAACGTCAAGGACCTCGGCGAAATCGACATCAGTGCGGGCTTTGCAATCGGCAGTGTTGCAGCAGGCGCGGCCGTTGCGCTTCGGCTTGACGCGATTAAGGGCTATCTGTCGGGGGTTATTTCGATCACTGGCACTGGCCTTGTTGCAACGCTAATCACGCCATAAGAATCCACGCTGTGGATGCGGCGGCGCGATTGATGGGTTGTTGCGCCGCCTGCTTAAACCCTAGGCCCTTGGAGTTAATGATATGGACTTGAACAAACTTGATGTGAAGGCGGCATCCGAGGTTGCAGCGTTCTTGCATTTGGAGAACCCCGATTCGTCGCAGGGGATGCTTTATAGCGATGATGGCGGGAAGGCTATCGGCATCAACCTGCTGGGGCATGATAGCAAGGCGTGGCGCTCGGCAGTTGCGGCTGCGGCGGCAAAGAGTGTTGGTAAGAAGCAATTGAGCGAAGAAGCGGCGCTGCAAGTCGCGGCTGAGGCCCTTGCGGCCGTCACTGTTGGCTGGTCTGGCATTTTTGTTGGCGGCGGGGAATACGAGTTTAGCTTTGAAAGCGCCGTTGCTCTGTATTTGAAATACCCATGGATTCGCGAGCAGGTTGACGCCTTTGTTGGTGATCGTGCCGCTTTTTTGAAAAATGCCGCGCGGAAGTAATCATTTGGGCGCGGCAACACGCTTGGCTTTCGACATCCGCAACGGATGACGGGCCGTCAAGGTGGTCTACATGGGCAAAGGGCGGCGGTGATTTATTGCCGCCCTTGTGCCGATACGGGGATATGATTGCAGGCTGTTTGCTGATGGCTGGGCCGACTGCGACGGGTGGAATGAACCATGCGGCTATTGGCTGGGCTGATCTTGTTGCGTGGTCGGGAAATAGCGGCTATGGTTTAGATGCGTGGGCTTTGGAGGCAATTCGAGAGGCAAGTGCGGCATACGCTGTTCAGTTATCAACAAGCCACGGGAAGAACACCCCCGCGCCTTGGGGGGCTGTTAAGGCCGATCCTGCTGATGTTTCAAAGCGTTTGCAGGCGGGGTTGCGTGGAATAATTCAGGGGCGGCGTAAATGACTGACATTGCAAAACTAGGGATGGAAGTCGACACGCGCGGCCTAAAGGCTGGCGAAAAGGCGCAGGATAGCTTTGGCGCGTCTGCTGAGCGCATGGCGTCAAAATCCAAAAAAGCAACGGATGCAATTGGGGCGAGCAGCAAGGGCGCGTCTAGCGACTTGGATATGTTGCGCGCAAAATATGACACGGTTGGTAATGCGCAGCGCACTTATGCAGCGGGGGTTGCGGAGGTGACGCGGGCGCAAGCGGCGCTGGGGTTATCGGCCGATGTTACGGCGGCGCATGTTGCGAAGCTGAGCGCGGCGCTTGCTGTTAGCACGGGCGCTTCTGCAAATTACAGCGCTGGGGTTCGCGGCGCTGCGGGGAATACCAGCAATCTGGTATTCCAGCTGCAGGACATTGCCATGATGTTGGCGGCGGGGCAAAACCCATTCATGCTTGCAATGCAGCAAGGGACGCAGGTTAGCGGCGTATTCATGCAAATGGGTGCATCACTTCGCAACGTCGGCCCTATATTGGCAGGGGCATTTAGGGCGCTATTGAACCCTATTGCGCTTGTGACTGTTGGTGTTATCGCTGGCGTTGCGGCGCTTTCCCAATGGGCGTTTGGGGCGGGCGAGGCGGTGGTTAAGTTTGATGACGCAATGGGTGATGCGCGGTCCAGTATTGACCGTGTAAACGAGGGGGCGGCGTTTCTAACCTCGGGGGGGCTTGAGTCTTTGCGCGTGAAGTATGGGGAATTGACCCCCGCCGTTCACGCCTTTGCCCAGTCAATGCGGGATATGGACTCTGAGCAAGCGGTGCGCAACCTAAACACCGCGCTTGGGGCGCTGCAAGGCAATCTAGGGGCTGGCTGGCTGACAACTGCTGTTGGCGAGTTTGCGGGCATGGCGCAGAAAACAAATGAGTTCACGGGCGCAACTTATGAGAGTATGCTGGCCACGGCTGACTTATACAATCAGCTTTCTGGCATCAGTGAACTGGACACGTTTGGCCAACAGCTTGGCGTATTGCATCAAGTTGAAGCCGCGCTGATAACCGCAAGCGGTGGCATTGGGCAAATGACTGATGCGCAGTTCGAGTTTTATGGCAACGTCAAAAAAAGCATAAGCGCGGTTATGGAATTAAAGGTTGCCGAGGACAAGGCGGCGGCGGCGGCGCGTCTATTGCGCGGGCCGTCATCGTCTTGGATGGACCCCGCCATTGCGGGGGTGCAGGGATTGAACGGCGCGCTGAATGCGGCGCTGGCAAAGGCCAATGCGTTGCGCGGGGCTGCGGCCAAAGCGTTTGCCCAAAACGCCCGTGATGAAGGCGGATTTTCGCCAAGTCCAGGCATGACATACGGCAATTCTGACTGGGCCACTGGCGACTTGGGGTTTGTTGATTCAGCAAAGCTGATAGCCCCTGAGCGGGCGGCGGGTGGCGGTTCTAGCGGTGGCGGTTCGGGCAGGGTTGATGATGTAACCGCTGCGGTGAAAAAGCTAAATGAAGCGGCGGCTGAAGGATTGACGCCTGTTGATAAATATCGGGAAAGTCTTGCCAAATTAAACGGCATGGAATCGCGGCTATCAAAGGGGGCTTACTCGCAGGAATTAAAGCGGATAAATGACGAGTTCGCCAAGTCCAGCCCCATTATCAACACTTTTGAAAAGGCGTTCACGGGCTTTCTGGACGGATCAATCAAGTCTTTTGACCAATTTGCGGCGTCCATTATGGGCGGTTTTCGCAAGCTGCTGGCCGATATGATTGTTACGGCGGCGCGGAATAAGATCATCATGGCGCTGGGGCTTGGTGGCGCGGGTCCAGCGGCGGCTGGCGTTAAGGGGGCGGGCGCGCTGTCTGGGTTCGGGAGCATGATATCTGAGGCGGCGGCGTCATTTAATGCAGGGCTTGCAGCGGCGTTTGGCGGCAGCTTTAGTAACTTGTTTGCGGTTGGGGCAAATGCGGCGGCGGCAGGCGGCGGGTTGATGGCAACCCTTGGCGCTGCGGTTCCTGTTATTGGGGCAGTTGCTTTGGTTTTTGGGCTGTTCACCAAAAAGGTGACTGAATTGGATCGAGGCGTTCGCGTGACCGTTAAAGGGTTTAGCGCGGCGGTTGAGACATACAAGAAAACCAAAACTTCGCGCCTTTTCGGGCTGATCACAAACACAAAGACAGAATATGACAAGGCAGGGAAGGCTGTCGCAAACCCTATTCAGACTGCCATATCTACCATTGGTAAAAGCGTTTCGGGGTTGGCGACAAGCATAGGTGTTTCGGCGTCTAAGCTGAAAAAGTTCACCTATGACTTCAAGCTGTCCACCAAGGGGATGACGGACTCGCAGGCGTCCAGCGCGCTGAATGCCGAGCTGCAAAAGATGACCAATGCCATGGCAAAACTTGCGCTTGGCACCAAGGGGGCAAAGTTTGCGCTTGCTGGCGAGGATTCCATCACGACCTTAACGCGCCTATCAAATGCGCTTGGGGCGGTGAATGGCGCTTGGGATCAAATGGGGTTCAAGATGAACGCCGTGTCCATTGCGGGCGCGGGCGCTGCGGCCGAATTGGTCGCTTTGGTTGGCGGGCTTGATAAGTTTACCAGCGCAACAAGCTATTTTTACACCAACTTTTTCAGCGAGGCAGAGCGCCGCGCGACTGCAACGGAACAATTGACAAAAACCCTTGCGGATTTGGGGGTTGAATTGCCAAAAACTCGGGATGCGTATCGCGATTTGGTTGAAAAATCAGTCGCTGCGGGCACTGATAAGCTGACGGCGGCACTGCTTACGTCGGCAAGCA